AAAAGCGTAGCTCATAATCTTGATATCAATAGTAGCTATAGCTTTACACGTATTTATGGGGCTACATCTACTCCACAAGCTACCTTATTTTATCCATTGCCATTTGCAAGCACAACACTCAATCAAACCATTCAACTAACCGTTGATGATACTAATGTAAATATCACTACCGCTATTGATTATGTAGGATTTACTACTACCTATGTAGTTCTCGAATATTTGAAGAATTAATCTTAAATTATTGGAGTCTAGATGTAGGGCTTGCATAGAACGTCATGGCATGCAATTGGAAATCTGACCACGCAATTTCTGGCACCACTATCTGAGCTTCACTTAAATAAATATGTAATTGTATACATTCTCCTTCAGCTAAAGGATATATTGGATGCCACAGCCTTACTTGTCCTTGCTCAAATGGATATAGTGCATAAGGAGAAAGATCTAATGCGCCGGTTCCAGTCACTGCACCACTTGCAAATCCTTCATCAGTTAAAGGATCTACTGCGGAAGATACGAGATAATCGACGGTAACTTGGCCATCTGTTTCATTATCCACATAGAAATCTACCTTGTTGATATAGGCATTTCGGCCATCTTGCACATAGAAATTATACTGCTTGGTGTAGATATTGAGATTTGATACNCGCGCTACAGTGCCACCACCATTATAATCACCAGTCAATCCAGGAATCTGCACCAGGAATGAATCAGCAGTAAAGGGTAAATAAACTGGATAAATAGTATCATTCAAGCCGCCAGGAGCAGTTATGGTACCTTGAATATTCTCCAAAGCGATATATTCGAGCGATACCAGATTATGATTTATGACGGTAAAGAGAACAAGATCTCCTGAAAACACNGCAATATCGGTAATTTGNAATGCNGGAGCATTCCTTGATATATCTGGATCAATAATAAATATGAATCCTTCTTGATTACCGCCTATTATTTGTCTGAAGTGGGATTCTATTTCTCCGCTATTCCATTCTTCTTCATTCTCTTCCCAGGTGGTGAAGTTATTGAGCCATACCGTAGATGGCTGACTTTGATAGTAGCCAAACGCAGTAATGCTATCGATATTGAATGCCCATGAGCCTGTTTTATAGTTATAGACTAAAACACGATTAGGATATTCTGTAGCATTGCTATCATCGGGGAAGGTCCAATAAACGAGTTCTACTTTATAATCACGAATACCATAAACACGATAGACACCATTATTATTGTTCTCAATATTAAAGACATCATCAGGTATAGAATTATCGATACGTTCTACGTTTGAGCCATTACAAGCATGGATGCCGACGTTTCCCACACCTACTATAATTTTATCAAATGGAACCGTACTGAAAGTCGCCTCTGCTCCGAGCTCAGTATTAATTTGCTGCCATCGGAAAGGAAGTATTTCATTACCCGTATAGACTAACTCCCATGTGCTGCGTTCAAAATAGACTATCAACCGATCTTTTAAGAATTCAGCCGATACAATCTGTTCTTTGGTAGGAGCATCGGTCACACCGCCTTTACCCCCAATAGTATCTACAAATGAATTAGGGGATACTGGATTTCCATATTGAGAAAAACGGCATCGATTTACATATTGAAGCTGGGTACCGCCAGATCCTATAGTTGGTGTAGAATTAGGCAAGAAATATACTACTTGATTAGGATTATTATTATGGCCCGTAATAGCTATTGCTCCAGTGCTGACATTAAATGTAGCAGTAGGAGCAGTAGGCCCATTAGGATTTGCAGTATTATATGTTACCGTAACTCCCATTGCTTGAGCGCCAGCAGTATCACTAATAATACTATAGACCGTAGTACCAACCAAAAACTGTTGTCCTGGAGTATAGGTATATCCACTCACTGTTCCCGAAAAATTACCAGTACTAGAATTCGTTGTTCCTACATTAACACCTTCATTATTCTCAACTGTATTCAGAAATATTAATCTTCCGTGAAAAGGAACAACAATTCGTGCAGTAATAAGTCTAAATAATCCATTAAGTATAGGATAGAAGAAGTTCCACTGCGTTCCATCCCAATAACGTGCATAATCAAATGCTGCACTTGAAGCAGTTACATAATTAAAATTCACCACAAAAAGATAATATTGTGAGCTGAATGCTCCTCTCCAGGTATATCCCCAGAAGAATTGGGAATCATTGCCAGTCCATGTTGCTGCTCCTGCAAGTGATTCAGATGATAATCTAACCCAGAATCCGCCGGTAAATTGATACGCAAATTGAGTATCAAATGCAAATACAGGCTCATTATTGAGCATATCATCTTCATAAAGGATGAATCCCATAACCGGAGTAGCAGGATAGAAGTAAATAGGAGAAGTAGCAGTTGCACCACTAAATACATATGCTCCTGAGGTAGTATCATATGTTCCGGTACCAGCGCCCGTATTGAGCATTGTTACCGGAGTTCCGGTCGTTTGAACGGTATATATTTGATTGGCAATCGCAAAGAGTTGTCCAGGAGCATAGACTATGCCAGGAACAGTTCCTGATGCATCGCCTGATCCATCAGTAGAAGGTAATTGTATCGCTAATCGAGAATAAAGCTGCGCTACATTGGCAGCGACTGACTGATTCATAAGATAAGATCCGAATCTTTTTCTTACCCGACCTCTAAATACATAAGCATTATAGAGAATCTGGAAAGCATCGTCTGGGATCAACCAGGGTCTGAGATCCGATCTTTGCCCACTATTAATAGGCGCTATCATGAAACGATCAGTTTGTGCCATCCTAGTATCCTATAGCAAACCAACAATATGCCGCATTGGCTCCAGTATTAACGCTAAATCCAGTTCTTGTATATGAATATATGCGAAGATTTGATCCTGCTCCTGCTGCACCTGCTGTAGTAGCTAAAGTGCCCTGTATGCAAAGCAATGCTGTAGGGAATGCTGTCGTAAAGGTTACTGCCTGAACGCCGCCTGTAGTGGTTCCTTGACCCCATTTCAATACAATTCCTGAAGGAAGATTGGTTCCACCGTTTGCTAATGTCGTATTATAGGTAGTGAAGTTTACCGCGGGGCCCGCAGAGGCTTGATTTTGAGCTTGTAGCCATAATTGTGGCGTTCCAGAACCATCATTCATCGTGAATAATGCCATTTCTCCTAAGGCAGTGCCCGGAGATTGGGTTTGCACTGGCATAGTCACAAACATATGCTTACCTTGATTTGCACTAGCAAAATCATAATGGTTCACATCAATAAGCGTTTGTATAGCCATAAAGTTAGCTAAAAGATCACCTTGAGATGAGTTCAGCGTGTCAGTTGCCTGCGGAATATTGGGATTATAAGCCATTTTTTCTCCTTAGTTAGAACTGTCCGCCACCACCGAACCAGCCAGATCCATAAGCACTCGATGTATTTGATTCTTGTTCGTAGATAGTAGAAGTTCTTTGGCTTGTCTGCTGAACAATTGTTCTTCTTAAAATTAATGCTTCTTGTTTCTTATATTCAGGCAATATCATTTGAACTGATTCAAGATCCATACGATCTTCAAATATCTTCTTAGCAGTTCCATAGGCGATATATTGCCACCATTCATTGAGNTCTGGATTCTGATTTGATTCAAGAAGCTCAGTTGGTCGNTTATAGACTTCCATTTGCACACGATATGGTTGATCAGGCACCGGTCTCANGAAGAATTTACCATCATAAAAGAGTAATGTTTGTGGCAATGTCGGCTGCATAGGCACTGTTTGGCTATTAATTGTTTGTCCAACACCCGGAGCAGTAGGGAAATTAAGCGTAAATTGGCCAGTCAGGTAATTTATTTGNCCATAGGGAGATGGAAGTGTTTGAGGAACTCCCGGAATGCCCAATGCTCCTAAAGTATTAGAAACAGGATAGTCAATAAGAGCGAGACCCGCATTACTACTATCAATAGAGCTAAACAAGACGTTGTTTTGCAAAAGGACAATGGTCTGTTGCAAGTTAGGAGGAATAGTTGCTTGTTGAGTATTAACAACCCCAGAAAAAGTAGTAGTAGTGCCATCACCCGTCACGCCAATGCTAGAAATGCTTTCAATCTTTGGATAAATACCGTAAAACTTCTCTCTCGATTCCAAAAATAATGCTTCAAATCCTGCAATGTAGATCGGCGGATGAATAGTTATGTATCGATTCAGGAAATCATACAAAGGATCATCCACGTTATCAGACGCAGTATATTCAGCAACATACGGTTGGGTGAAAAAGGTGAACGTAGTACGGAGATTAAAGAGCCTGAGATGCTCTGGGAAATCATAAAGCACAAAAGTATTAACGTATGACTGTATTTCATCATCTGAAATCTGTGCATTAGACGGACTTCTCGTGAGCCTACGTACTTTGGTTATGATCATCTGTAGATTTGATTGCACTACTGTCGGTGTTGCCATCACTATCTCCTGCCTTTAATCTTTTTTTAAATCCTACCATTACGTTGCGCTATAAGGAAGCACATTTTGAACGGCCGCCGTTAATATGCCATTATTCTCTCCAATAGGAATACACTGCGCTATTTGTGCGTTGTCCGGAAAGGTTGCTGGAGTCGTAAATGGATCAAAAAATGTCGTATCTATNNNAATTGAGAAGGTAGTAGNGCCCGTTACCACTATTTCCCCCGTCAATTGATTAGCTTGTACCATGCCATATCCAACCGGAACATACAGACGCATCACCGTACCAGAAATATATTGATGATCAAATGTAGTTGTAACAACCGCAGGAAAACCATTCGTTATCGACGATATAACCCTCATTGCGGGTTGAAAAACGGGAAATGGATATGCCTGTATAGCCATAGATAACCTTACTTAATTGGTAATGCCGTTTCCGGTACATTACTTATACTATCGTCATTCATTTCACTAAACTCTAAGCTCTGAAAGCTACAACGTCTTACTTTCTCTCCAACACTCACTGAGGGACGTCCTGCTTCATCATTCTTAAAAGTATAGGTTGGATAGAAAACATTCGCATTCAAATGCTTCGCTACTCCCAACGGAATAGAATAAACTTCTCCATCCACAAATGAGAATTTTTCTAACGGGTCTTTTTTGTATTTCTTATAGTTAAACTCCATCATTCCGCCAGGAACTTCATGGAATCTAAAAATACCACGCACTATTTGACGGTCTTTCTTACGTTGAATCTCTAATGTAATCGCCAGCGCTTTTTTAGCTTCATCGGTTATTTCTGGTTTTATCACTTGTGCCATAGTTATCCTTCTTATGAGTATGTTTTTGAGAAGGGGGAGAGAATCCCCCCCTTAATTTCCAATGGTACTAGGTTATAGACCGCCGTAAGATGACTTACCAGCAACCCACATCATAGTATCTCCAGTAGGCGCATTGCCCGCTGACCAAGATATAGTTCCAGATGGCCCTAAAATTGGAGCAGTAAGAATGGTACCCACACCGCCAGCGCCCAATACCATACCTAAATAGCCAGTATTCACGGTTGAATCCGCAAGAATACCAGTATTAGTATTGTAAATTTGAACTCCGGCAATAGTCGGAACTTGAGATGCATTAATTGACAACGCTGTCGCAGTATCTTCCCCAATTGGAGTCATAGTCGGGAATCCAGATGGTTGNTGCGCAATCGTTGGGAATGTAAATGCAGTATATGACGTAGTATTGATGTTGATCGTGAAATTATAGTCATCCACAATTGTTTGCACAATAGCGCCTGAAGTAGCACCTTGTGGGAAATAATTGTTATTAGTTTGAGGATTGAGTTGAGTCATTCCTGAAACATTTGGAATATTGAATCTAATTTCCTGACCAGGAGTCAATCCATGCGCTACCGATACACTTACTTGAGCATTAGCTGCTTGAGTAATGTTCGTAATATAACGAAGNCTTGGATAGAACAGTTGGCTATTCGCATTGTAAACAATACGGAAGAACCCTGCNCCACCAATTGCACCCGGAGCTGTAGCCAATGCGTTTGAAGCAGTCAATAAGGTAAATTGAGTACCAGAGTTAATAGTACCAACNACCATATCAATACCGTTCACATCGGTTTGAGCTGTATTGCTCATACGCACAACCGTACCAACTTGTAACATTGCGGTAGACGCAGTAGTTACAACCGGACGAGTCACGTTTGTAGAAGCAGTAGTTGCAATAGGAGAACCAAGTAATGGCTGAGCTCCAACAGATTGCCCAGATGGATCATACAGAGTAAATCCACCAGTAGTAATCGTATCGCCCCAGAGCGCTTGTGTAGCTGTATCATAGAATTTAACAATAGCAGATCCCGCAGCCATGCCACGTTGCCAGTAAAATTCCAATCCTACCGCTGCATCAGCAGTACCATTAAAGTATGCTTCATCCGTTCCTTCAACACCAGAATTAGTCAAGTTTCGTACGCTTATCCAGTCCGCATTAGACGGAATTTGAATATACGCAGGATTTGATTGACCGATTTCAGCATTACCAGGATTTGGATTAGCTAGACCAATTGAGTTGGCGGTAAAAATACCTTGTCCAATTATTGTAGTATTGTCCATAGTATCTCCTTACGCTAACGTACAACGTAAATTTAACAACCAAAGGTCATTAAGCAAACGTGGCACTTCGGCAAATTTATAACCAACTGAAGCATTTAATGCTAGCGGTCCATCATAAATTGGCGGCCTGTAAATAAATTGAGCGGAGTACCCATCTTGCTCTACGCAACAATAACTTTCCATTCCCACGCAAAAAATATTGTAAATATTTTGCCCGAGAGATGATGCATTAGGCGTCATAGAGCCAATACTCGATACTAGAAAACGGAGGTTCCCAATTGCGCCCCATTCTGAACGCAATGCATTCATTGGTGCGGGATATTGGTTCTTATTCGTAAATCCAGTAACGTTTTCCATATCTTTTGTTAAGTCAGTATGACATAACGCAAAATA